TCTGTCTATGCTCGTTGGTTAGATTTCCCAGGAGAACAACTTATTGCACAGGTTGAGGTTGAAATTGGTGGTCAAAGAATTGATAGACAGTATGGTGATTGGATGCATATCTGGAATCAGTTGACAATGACATCTGAACAACAGAGAGCATACTTCAAGATGGTTGGAAATACAACACAATTAACTTTTATTACTGACCCTTCTTTCGCAGATGTTGATGGTCCTTGTGACTCTTTGGCTCCCAGACAAGTGTGTGCTCCTCGTAATGCTCTTCCTGAAACAACACTTTATATTCCTTTGCAATTTTGGTTCAATAGCAATCCTGGGTTAGCTTTACCTTTAATTGCTCTTCAATACCATGAAGTTAAGATTAACTTAGATATTAGACCTATTGATGAATGTCTATGGGCAGTTACTTCTTTATCGTGTAACACAAATGGAGCAAATCCTAATACCCAATTGAATATTGGTTCAAGTGTTGCTGCTACAATTGCTTATAACCAGTCAATGGTTGCTGCTTCACTCTATGTTGACTATGTTTTCTTGGATACTGATGAGAGAAGAAGATTTGCCCAAAATCCCCATGAATATTTGATTTCTCAGTTACAGTTCACTGGTGATGAGAGTGTTGGGTCTTCTTCCAACAAGATTAAGTTGAATTTCAACCATCCTGTTAAGGAGTTAATCTGGGTTGTTCAACCTGACCAAAATGTGGATTACTGTTCTTCACTCTTATGTGATGCTTTATTATTTAAAGTGTTGGGAGCTCAAGCCTTTAACTATACCGATGCAATTGATGCTCTTCCAAATGCAATTCATGCCTTTGGTGGTCCTAATGAAGTTACTGCTGGAAATTATATTGATGCTAGAGGTCTATTTGAAGATGCTGGAGCAGATGATGCATGGACTCCTTCAAACTTTACTGGATACTGGAATGGACCTAATGACCCATATAATGAACCCAACTTGGGTGGTCCCAATGTTCCTACCAACCCTTCATTAGAAAACAATAATTCTCAATTACAATCTGCTCTTGCTGGAACCGGTCTTTCAAATATTGGCGGTGGAAACCTTCCTTATGGATATGGCGGATATGGACTTGCCCCTCAAATTCAGACACTTGCTACAAATACTAACCACAATTCGAACTCGTCTGTTTCGGATGCTGGAACATTTGTTTTATCTGAAACTTCTTTGGATATGCATTGTTGGGGACAAAACCCAGTGGTTGTTGCCAAGTTGCAATTGAACGGACAAGATAGATTCTCTGAGCGTGAAGGTTCTTATTTCTCTTGGGTTCAACCTTTCCAGTGCCACACACGTAATCCTGATGAGGGCATTAATGTTTATTCATTTGCTCTTCGCCCTGAGGAGCACCAGCCTTCTGGTACATGCAACTTCTCCAGAATTGATAATGCCACATTACAGTTAGTTCTTTCTAACGCAACTGTGGAAGGAACCAAGACAGCAAAGGTGAGAGTTTATGCCACAAACTATAATGTCCTCAGAATCATGTCGGGCATGGGCGGGTTAGCTTACAGCAACTGAGCGGGTTGGGTTATTATTTATATTTATTTATATATTATAAAAATAATTTAAAAAGTATGCTCTTATTAAAGCTATAAAATTGATTTGAATTTCATTTCATTAAATTAATGAAACGAAAATGGAAGAATGGAAAACAATAACAGATTATTCAAATTACGAAATATCAAACTTGGGGAATGTTAGGTCTAGTAAAAAAACGTTAAAACCCTGTTTATTACCCAAAAATAAATACGAATTAATTCAAGGATTATATACTATTAAATTAACTATTTGGGTTAATGTTGGTGTTTTTGAAACAAAACTGTTTTATATACACCAATTAGTAGCAAGAGCATTTATACCTAATCATGATAATTTAACAATAATAAATCACATAGATAATAATACTACAAATAATTCATCAAGTAATCTTCAGTGGATTTCAAAAGAACAATATCAAATAATAAAAAATGAAAGAGATATAACCCGTCAAAAATGGTTAAAGAATAATTTACATGATGTACGTAGTAGAGGAAACTTTTACGGAACTACTTTCGGAGGAAGTTGTTTCAAAACATATACATAAAATATAATGAAACTATTTCTTTGAGCGTTTTCTTGATTTTTTCTTATCATGTTTTTTAGATTGTTTTTTTGACTTTTTTTTATAATACTTTTTAGATTTTTTCTTAGAATGTTTTTTCTTAGATTTTTTACCACCACTTGGAGATTTAACATTTATACCATCAAGACTAATACTACTATTATCATTTGATTGAGGAAGTTCTTGAACTGATATAGTAGATTGTGATGCAGATGGGGGTTGTGATACTTCTTGAACTGATATAGGAGATTGTGATGCAGATGGAGGTTGTGATACTTCTTGAACTGATATAAGAGATTGTGATGCAGATGGGGGTTGTGATGCAGATGGGGGTTGTGATGCAGATGAGGGTTGTGATGCAGATGTAAGCTGTGATGCGGTTGAAGGACGCGAGTCAGGGGTTAAACTTTGTTTTTCTTCTGCTTCTTCTGCATCTGATTCTACTTCTTCTATTGGTTCTTCTTCTCCTTCTCCTTCTTCTTCTCCTTCTTGTGCTTCTTGTTGTTCTTCTGCATCTGATTGTACTTCTTCTATTGGTTCTTCTTCTCCTTCTCCTTCTTGTGCTTCTTCTTGCTCTTCTGCAACTGATTGTGCTTGCTCTTCTTCTATAACTGATTGTGCTTCTTCTTCTGCAATTGATTGTGCTTCTGCTTGTGCTTGCTCTTTTGCAACTGATTGTGCTTCTTGTTCTTCTACTTGTGCTTGCTCTTCTTCTGCAATTGATTGTGCTTCTGCTTGTGCTTCTTGTTGTTCTTGTGATTGTATCTTTGATAGTAATGCTTCTTGTGATTGTACATCTTTTTGTGCAGATTGTGCATCTTCTTGGGCTTCTGCTTCTAATGATTTTATTGATTCAAATGGTTGATATTCATATGGATTATCTTCTTGAAATTGGATTCGGGTTGTTCTTTGTTTAGTTTTCTTACGACCTTTCTTACTTTTTTTATTTCTATCATCTATTATAATATTTTCTTCTCTTTCCATATTTTTTTTACTTTTTCTTTTTTTATTAGTATAAAAATTTTGTCTTGTATAAGGTTCTTCTAACTCTTCTGAATAAGGGTTAATACTATTACTTCTATCATATTTCATCATAGGGGTTTTATTTTTTTTACTTTTTTTTCTTTTAACAGTAATAAATCCAGATTCTTCTTCTGGTTCCATATACGGAAGTAATTTTATTCCATTACTAGGATATGACTTTAGGCTATTGCTTAAAGACTCACGTTTAGTATTTAATATTCTAAAAGGTTTTATTTTCATAGAACTCTTTGATTTTTTTATAAAAGGATAACATTTTTGGTCAGCACATTTTCTAGTTCCCTTTTGACATCTTCTTTCACGAACTCCAGGAATTTTATTTATTTTATCAACGCAATTTCCAGTATGACATTTTCGTTTTATCTGTCCAAGTGGTCCTCTTAAACAATAATTACCATATTTACGTTTTGTATTTTGTGTTTGATTCATATAAAATGGTAATATTATTTATTTTTAAAATAATTATATATTTTTAATAATAATTCAGTTGATGGAAAATATTTTTTATTTAAAATAACTTGTTTTGTTTCATTATATAAATAATAAAACGATTTATTATTTATGTATAACCAAATTGTATAAATAAAAAATAAAATAAATGTAAATAATATATCTTTTCTTTTAACTTTAGTATTCCAAATTAGATAAAGAGGTATAATTTTTATTATAAACATTCCAAGAATAAATAGTATTATAACACTTAGATACGTTTTATAGTAAATCATATAACAAAAAAGAAATATATTTTCAATAACTGCACATATTAACACAAATTTTGGATTATATTTAGTAAAACGAAAAAAATAAAGTAAATACCAAAAGAATATCCAATATGAAAACAAATAATCAAACCTCATATTATTAAGAGAAGAGAATATTCATATTTCTAACTTCGGGTTTATCTAAATCTTTGTAAAATAATTTTGAAATTTGGGTATCATCTCTTAATCGAATAGTATATTCTTGTTGAATATTATTTCTTCCTATTCTTCCAAATGCTTGTATAATTTTTTCTTGTGTAATAGATAAATTTTTAGATAGATAACCATGACAAAATTGATAATTTGTTCCATAAATATAATCACTTGAAGCTATAATCATATATAATTTCTGTAAATTTGCTAATTTTTTAATAATTTCAGTATATGCAATACTTGGATGATTTGTAAATACACCAATTCCCATTAATAATAATACTTTCCAACTATCATCAACATCTTTTAACATCATAATTTCAATACTAGTTTGTTCATCTATGTCACTAGTATATGGATTACATTGTTGTAAAGTAGGAATCCATTTTTTTAAATGAAGTGGTTTATTGGGAACAAATGTTTCGTTTAATTGAGCACTTTGAATCATATTTCTATAACGCTCTATTTCATTTTCCAATTTAGAAATATTTCTTCCATCTGTATTATCATCAGAAGCTAATTTTACTTTTGTATCTTTTTTCTTAGTTTTTCCATTATCATTATCTTCATTAGAAGCATTCTTTTTTTCAGTTAATAGTTCCAATTCTTGTTCTAATATAGTAATTTTATCATTGATTGCATTATTAATATTTATTTTTTCTAAAATATCGTTCATAACATTTGCAGGAATATTTGATTGTTGTATATAAAATTTAGCAATTTTTTCTACTTCATTTGTCAAGAAAATGGTTGGACCATCTGTTAAAGTAAATGCATCTTTTGTAGTTATATAAATTCCAGTTTGTTCTTCTTCTTTAACTTCTATAGCATCAGACATACTTTGTGTTCTTTTCAAAGAACTATCTTCTTTTACTTTTAACACTGAATTCAAACTAGTAGATTTTCGAATAGAAGCTCCTTTTGTATCTACTTGATTATTAGGAAGTATTTTTCTTTCCTTTTTTAAATTTAATGAATTAAATATTTTAGGCCATAGTCCAGAAGCATTAATTACAATTGATTCCAATAAATCTAAATAATATAATTTAATAGAACTCATAGTAATATCTCCTATATTTTTGAATTTTTCTTCAAAACCAGAAGATTTAATTTTAGATGAAATATATACAATAAATTTTATCAGTTCATTTAAATCTAAATATCTTAATAAAGTCATATTCTCTCTAAAATTTTCTACAATTTGTTGTATTTGCAAATAATCATTACTTAATAAATGAGGAACAATTACATAACCATATTTATTTATAATTGGAATAGACTTTTTACAGTCATAACTTACAATATTATATATTTTTGAATTTTCAAATTTAGATTGAAATGATTGAATCGTATCTTCAATTTCATGAATTTTTGGTAATGTTGCAGAAGATAATATTAAATTTGGAATTAAATTTTCTCTCCAATTTTGTTTGATTGTTTCATGAAGTTCATGACTTTCATAATCCATTGTAATAGTAGGTTCATCCCAATAAGTTATTATATTTTGTGCTTTATTAAAAGACAACATATAAAACATAGCAGAAAGATATGATTTTACATCACAAATCATAATTTCAACTTTATCTCCAACTGAATTATCTACTTTTCCAATA